TAGCTTTATCTTTTAGCTCCTCAATATCTTGTAAAGCCTTCTCCAATTGTTTTGATATAAATTCTATATTAACTTTATTATGCATTCCAGCTTCTTGTTGTATTTGTAATTTTTCTACTTGCTTATACAATTCCTCAATAAGCATAAATTGTTCTGAATCTGCGGGCAAACTTCCTAAAGTTCCACGAGGCCAGCCTATTCTAAAAGCTGTGTTCTCTACTAAATCTTTTTGCATTAGCTCTACTTGAGTTGAAAGTCTGTTTTGTGTTTCAATAATACCAAAATATGCCCAGGTGCCAATCGCGACCATACAGATCAACGAGGCAACCGTTTTCATCGGCATTTGTACAGCTGCTTCTTCTGAAATTTTAAGTGCCATTAGTTACAATTCATTTTATCTAGGTCAACTGGTTTATCTTTATAAAACCAAAACCAAGATGAAATTTTTGTTCCTTCTTGCGTGTATGTGCATTTAGGTCCTACTGCTACGCAGGAAGTAAACGCTAACAGTGATAGTATTAACAATGTTTTTTTCATATTATTGTGATAGTGGATTAGATGTAGATACTTTTATTTCTTCTATTTGTATTTTAAGTAATTCAATTTCTTTTTCATTAACTAATATTTTAGTGTGGCCATGTTCCGTCCCTAATGCTTCTACTTTTTCTTCTAATACTGCTATTTGTGCAGAATAATCGGTAGTTGATCTATTTTCTATTTCAGCTAATTTAGTTGTAATTTCTCCATATTTAACAAAACCACCACCTATTGCAACGATTGCTGCAATAAGAGCTGCTATTCCTGCGAGTTGGTCTTTAAGATTTTTCATTTTCCTCTTTTACTCATCTCTTCATTATTTTTTTCTTCTATCAACTTCATTTTTTTTGCCTTCTCTGCTACCATGTCTACGCCTCTTCTATTAGTTTTACCTCTTATTTGTTCTTTGCCAGATCGTTTTTTTTTTGGAAACTCTTTTAAAATAGGACTTTGTCCTTTTATTGATATATCACTCATTTTTTAATATCTCCAGTTCTAAAAGCAATTGTTGTTTTCTAGAGTTTATCTCTTGAAGTTTACGTGCTTTAACATCTATCTTATCATTTTGAGTATAACTTGCAAGATTAGTATTTGGGTATATTTGCCTGTTATCAAAGATATTTAATTGGTCTAAATATATGTTTTTTGGCGCATAAAACACTGTATTTTGGTATGCATTTAAGGACGCTTGTTCGCTTGTCATTGCTTCCATTTTTATAATATTTTTAACAGCTAAATTTTTAGATATGTCTTTAATATCTTTATCAACTTTATCCATTATTCTGGCAAGATTTTTAATAATAGCTTTTTTCTGTTGTATCTTTTTTTGTTTGGCAAACTTCTTAGTCTGAACAGCGGACTTTTTAGGAGACTCGCTATCAGATTTCTTTTCTTTAACTTCTTCTTTTTTTTCTTCATTAGTTGCTTCTACCATTTGAGTAGGTTCTTCTTCAACAGCTTCTTCTTCAGCCATTTCAGTGTTTTCTTCCTCTATTACTTCTTCTTCAGCCATTTCTGTTGGTTCTTCTGCCATTTCCTCTTCAATCATTTCTTCTTCTTGAAATGTCTCTGTCATAGCAGGTTCTTCTTCTATCATCTCTTCTTCCTGAAATGTTTCCGTCATCATAGATGGCTCTTCTTCCATTAACTCTTCTTCCTGAAAAGTTTCTGTAGTAAATCCTTCTCCGTTCTCGGTTGGTTCCATAAATATGGGTCCATCATCTTCAACGAACGATTCCTCATATGAAAATTCCTCTTCTTCAGAAACCATCGGTAAAAATGTTGCAACGATTTCGTTCGATTCTTCATAAATTTCCTCCATCATTTCTTCATTTGCAAATACAATCATTGGGCCATCTTCAAATGACATACCTTCATCTTCCATATCCATAAAAAATGAATCTTCCATAAACATTTCATCAAAAAATTCTTCAACAAACTCTTCTGTAAATGTAAAAGTTTCCATTTCTGTTTCCATTTCAAATTGAGGCTCTTCATCAAAAGTAAAGTATTCTTCTTCAAAATAGAATTCTTCCATGTCATCAAAAACTTCTTCTTGTAAGTCTTCTAATGTTTCTTCAACATCGTCTAAAGCTGTTGATGTCTCTGTATCTAATACAGTATTATCATAAGTCATTGTAAGTTTAGCACCTAAAAGATTTGGGCCGCCTCTGCTTGCAGTTCCTGTGTTATTATCAGTGCCACTCCAAGACCAGTCTACTTTATTAGAATTTGGATTGTTATATACAACTGTATCATTGTATTGACCACACGCTGCAGATAATCCTGCTGAAGAATTGGTAGGATAACCATTACAATTTCCTTTAAAACCATCTATGTCTGTTCTTGTTTGAGTAGTAGTAGATAATACAGCACCGCTTGAATCTTTTATTTTAATTGTAATTGTATGAGAGTCTGTAGCTCCTGTATCACCTTCACAATTACCAGCTTCATGATCACAGTTCGCAACATCTATATAATTATTAAGAGTAATGCCATTATCTAACATGTCTTGAGTACGAGTATTGTTAGTTAAAGCAATATCGTTTTTAGATATTGTTGCAGTACCAGTGACTTCAAAATCACCACCTACGCCCCATTTATAGCCACAATTTGATTGAGAAGCTGAACACGTAACTGTAAATCCATTCATTGTAGCATTGTTAGATACATAACCAGAGCTACCAGGATTAATTTGATCTGTAGAACTAGAATTCCAATCTACTCCATCTCCCGCATTAGGAAGTAAGTTACCGGTTGTTATTTCTTCTGCTGAAGTTGTAAGGGTTAATATTGTCAGCAAAACGGTCAATAGCAAAATACGCATATACATTAGCTCCTATAAATATTGTTAACCAAATCATTTTTTTCTTCTTCCCATATAATTTTCTGATGGTTCATAGTTCCATTTTTTACCATGATGACCACGAATATCTGCATACCACATTCTTAATTTTACAATCCATTTTCTTACTGGCATTGGCATTATTTAGGTGACTCCCAATTTATATCTTTCTTTTTTTCTTCAATTTTTTTATTTACTTCTTTATTAAATTTTGTGTCTAAATCTACTTTTTCAAATTCTTTTGTCATTTTAGCTTGTTCTTTAGCTGCTCTTTTTTCCTCAAGAGCTTTTTTCTTAGCTATTGCTTTTTCTTTTTTTTCTCGTTCCTTCATACGTTTTACATATATATCGTAATCAGGTCTTTCGTGATCATACTTAGACCATAATGCTTTTGCTTCTTTACCTATTTTACCATCTATTGGACATGGAGTGCCAGCTTGTATCATTGATTCAAACACACGTTCATCTTGACAAAGTATTGCAACCGCTGCAACTTTCATACCAAAGTCATTTAAAATTCTTGCTAGTTTTAATCTTTCACAATTTTTATCTATTATATGTTTACCACCACTAATACCTAAACCAAATGTTTGAACCCCTGCAGAAACTCCAACGGCACATACGTCTTGTGTCATAGAATTATATGATGGTGCTGATGCTGATGGTGGTGAAGATCTTATGTCTGAGTTTGTAGTATTATTAGTTGTAGATGTAGATTCAGAACCTGATTGATATGTAGTTGTAGCAGTAGATGTGTATCCACCTTCAATTGCAGTATTACTTCCTGAAGTGTTTGTTTGTGTTGAACCTGCATGTGCTGGTCCAGCGCAAAAAGTTAAAAGACATAATAATACAATTAATATTCCTGTAAAATAATAGTTCATAGTTTTACTCATACGTTTTGTCTTCTGCCTTGTCTTTACCATTTTTACATTCACAATTTTCGCATGTACATAAATCCCCATCATAGTGGTGACTGTGTAATTCTTCATTACAGTGGCAATCACAATGGCAATCTTTACATTTAGTCATTTTTCTTTTCCTCAATTTCGTAAAAAAATTTATCAGTATCTTCTGTTCTCCATTTACGAGTATCTTCAACATTCCATTCACTTGTTTGTACTTTCCAGTCAGGAATGTCGTCCCTAACTGTAAATGAAGGTATGTCCCAAATTAATCTATTGTTTGGCTGTGCCGCATAATTGCCGTCATCTAACGCCAATATATGAGCGCACTTGTGTTCGTGCGGTATTTCAGAATGATCTGTGTCTACTATATTACTCTCTGGATGTGCAAAGTCAACTGTGAAAAGATAAGCACCATAGTGCCATTTTTTATCTTTACCAATGTATTTACCAGATTGTCCGTCTAAGATATCGTAAGAAGTGATAGCAGGATAATAACTAAAACAGTTCCACAACTCCAACTCATCAAGTCGACGCCCAGGTACTTCTTTTGGGTTAAAACCTCTTTGTATAAACGCAGAGATTGGCAACCTATAAAAGACAGCACCATTTTCCATAATTGCATGAAAGAGTATAGGGCGCCCTGTAATTGATGATAGGCCAAAGATAATGCAATCTTCCACTTCCCCATGATGCTTTTTAAGATCGTAAAGATATTCTCTTCTGATCTGTGCATATGTCACAGGAATGTTTGCATTTAAGTAAGCCATGTATCATATATTAATTAACTAAAATTATAATGATGACTATTGCAACAGCTACACCAATCTGTACTTTTCTATCAGATTTAACTCTTGCAATTATATTGTTTACTATTTCCATAATTTCCTCCTGGTTAATCGTAAATATCTCCCCAATTCTCTCCAGACTCATAGTCCACTTTATTAGGGACATTTAACTTAACAGCATTTTGCATAATATCAATAATTTTATTGGCATGTTCTTTTGACTCTACAGAAACGTCTAATTCATCGTGAATTTGTATATGTGGGATAATTTTTTCTTCATATAAATCTAACATTGCTTTTTTTGTCATATCTGCAGCTGATCCCTGTATCAGTTTGTTTAGTGCTTTGTATGTGAATGCTCTTCTAATATTGTCTTCTCCAAACTTAGTGCTTGCTTCTTCCCATGTCATAGCACTTGTAAGTCTTCCAGGTCTAAATGCAGCTTCCTCCCATGTATCAAATCTACATCTTCTGCCAAGTAAAGTTGTAATGTATCCATTTCTTTGTGAATCTCTTGAAGTATTATTCATTAAATCTTTAACAAAAGGTACACGACTATGATATTTTTCAAATAATTTCTCTGCTTCCTCTTTAGTATTTAAACCTAACTCTGCTTGAAGTTTAGCTTTACCCATTCCATAAAATAGTCCAAGATTAATTGTTTTGGCTTGAGATCTTTCTATACCTGCCATATCTGCTACAGTTTGGTGAAAATCTACATTATTGTTTTTAAATCTTTCTACTATACTTTTAACTTCGTCGTCTTCTCTAAGTTTAGGACTAGCTGCTGCATAGTGAACTACTAGTCTTGGTTCTTGTTGTGAGTAGTCAAAACATCCCCACGTATGATTTCTTTCTGGTAAAAATAATGATCTAATTAAAGGACCTAGATCCTTGTTCCTCGCTGGAACCTGCTGGAGATTAGGATTAGAATAAGAAAATCTTCCGGTTACCGTTCCTCCTTTTTCACCTCTAACTGGATTTATGTCTGCATGTATTCTGCCTCTATATTGATACTTAATGATTGTATCAATGAATGTGGTATGTGCCTTGTTTATTTCTCTAGCTTTTGCTATACATTGTACCAACGGGTGCTTATGCACTTGTAAAAAATTTTTAGTAAAGGAAGGTGCTTGTGTTTTTGCAGTTCTATTATAAGGTAAAGAAAGCTTGTCAAATACTTTACCAATCGATCTTGCTGCCCATATTTGGACATCTTCTCCTGTTTCTTTTTTTACTTGTTGTAACAATTGTTTTTCTTCTTCTGATAATTTGGACTTTAATAAGTGAGCCCTTTCAACGTCTACTCGAACGCCCTTAACTTTCATTTCTATTAAACAAGGAAACAATCTAGTTTCTAAATCAAATACTTCAGTTAAATTATCTTTTCTAATTTCTAATGATAAAAATTTAAATAATTTTAAAGTTAACTCTGCATCTTTTTCTGCATAGTTTCCAACATACATAGCTGGAAGTTTATACATTTCAGCTTTAGGATCAGCTCCTGCTTTTTCTGCAGCTGTGGTTAGTATACTTTCGTCTTTAACTTCTCCTAAATGATCGTAACAAAGGCTGTTAAGAGAGTATGAATATCTATTTTCATCTACCAGCGCTGCCATTACCATGGTGTCTATAATATGGCCATTTACTTTAATATCATAAGCTTTTAACCAACACATATCATACATGGCGTTGTGAAATATTTTAGTTGATGGAAGACTGCATATTTCTTGTAGCCAATCTAATACTTTTTTTTTAGGTAAATTTCCTTCTCTGTGAGCAATTGGATAATATCCAGACCAACCTTCAACGGCCACTGCCACTCCTATTATTTCACCTTCATTTACTAAAGATCCAGACCCCTTAGATTTTAAATTAGGATCTCTTGTTTCTAAATCAATTGCTATATAATCATAGCTTTTTAAAGCTGGAAAATTTTCTGGGCATACCCATTCAGTCGCTGCGCTAAACATTATTTAGTTATCCCCCAAGAATTTTTCTTTTTTTCTTTCACTTGTTCAGGATAGTCTCTATCAATCGCCATGTCAATATAATGTTTTGCTTTTAATAGATCTTCTTTTTGATTTTTTTGCTTATGGCGACATAAGTATTTTATTGCGTTACCTTCGGCAAACGGAATATTATTTCTATTTATAAATTCTGATGGCTGAATAACCATAGATTTGTAATGATCGCCGCCTACCTGTTTTTTATAAATTTCATCTTTCATTTGCACACTCCTTAATTAATTTTTTAATATAATATTCATGTCTTCTTGCTTTAACTTCCGGTCTTTGACCATATTTTTTGTCCCATGCTTTACCTTTAAAACTTTGTCTCCATTTTTTTCTTGCTCGTTTTCTACTTTCTGCATATGGATGACTCATATTATTGGATGTCCTATGTTGTAAAAGTTAGTTTGTATACTCTCCATAACATATAAATTTTGTTTTGCTCTTGTTACTCCAACAAAATATAATCTATGAATTTTATCTGGATCTTTATCTGCTTCGTTTGCTAAAAAATCATTTTCATCTTCTGAACCAAAATCTATGTATAAAATAACATTTTTACATTCTCTGCCTTTGGCACCATGAATTGTTGATAGTTCTATTTTTGAATCTATAGTAAGATTATCGCCATTTTTTAATAAAAGTTTTATGTAATTTTTTTGTTCATCTGACATGTGAAGATGTTCCCAGCTGCCCGACACTAAAACTCCGTGTTCTTTTTGAAGTTCATCAAGTGTAACAGTAAAAACTTTATCTAATAATTTTCCTTCGCCAAATCCGTGTTTAACTTGTTTCTTTCTTAAAAAATTTTTAATTACATGCTGCGCATCTTCACCAGACACACTTGCACCAGAGTTTAATTTAATCCAAATTCTATATGCTTTAAGTAAATCTTCAGGTAATAATTCATTTTGTCCACCTTTGTATCTTAAATTTAAATCATTTAAATATTGTGCAGGTTCTTTCAGTTGTGCATTTGTTTGAGCAAGTATCATCCAATCATCATTTTTAAAATTAAAGTCACGCAACAAACAATTTTCTTTATAAGTTCCTTCCTCGTCTCTCGCTTCCCAAGGCTTGTTCAACCGTTGATTTATTTGTTTTAAAATGTCTAATGCTTTCGCATGTATTTTTTTAGGAACTCTGTGAGAATATATTTGATTATCAAAAACACCTTTTAAATTTATAAATATATTTGGATCTGCTCCTTGAAACCCATATATAGTTTGATCGTCGTCTCCTGCAATGTAAGATCTTTCACATTGTTTCTCAATATGAAAAAACATATCCCATTGCAAAGGACTTAAATCTTGGGCTTCATCGAGGAAAACAGCATCGAGAGCAAGACGCTTATCCTCCTCGACAAACTGAGTAATCATATCTGAAAATTCTATCATTCCAGTTTGTTCTTTATATGATTTTAAATCTTCGTTAATCTGTTCTGTTAACCACAAGTCAACAGAATGATGCAAATCTAATTGTAAAGCAGCTTCTATTAAATCAATTTTTTTAGAACGTGCATAAGATATTATTCTCATGTGAGGATTTTGATGTATTGTGTTTCCGTAAATATCTTTCTTAGTTTCAAATTTCATTCCTCTACAAATTTTTGATTGACTTGTAAATTGTTTCCACTTTCTATCTTTTAATAGTTGTGTTGTCGTGTCAATTTTACATTCCTCTTTTCCAAGATAATGTAATGTAGATATGTAAAGTAAAGGATGTTTTATTCTTTTATTAGCTTCCTCTGCTGCAGCATTACTAAATGTGACATACACTATTTTTTTAGGGTCAGTGTGTAAACCATTAATTTCTTTAACTAAATACTTATTTACTAATGTCCAAGTTTTTCCTGTTCCTGGTGGACCAGGTATTATTGTTCTTACTGCCATGGTTCCTTTTCTACTTCTAATTTTCTTGGATTAGGTTTGTCTAATTTTATTGTTTGCATTTCTAAAACTCTATATGTTTTGCCATCTATTTTTGGCTGTCTTTCTTTTACTTCATACATAATTTCTAAAAGTCTTAATGTTTTTTGTTTAGGATAAGTTTTTTCTGCCCAAGATTTTGTTTTTAATAAATATCTCCAAAAAGATTTAAATTGAAAGTGTGTGCTTCCTTCTCTATCTGAATATGCAATACCCCTTAACACATCTTCCATTTCTTTCCCTGGAGCTTTGTTAATAAAGTCTCCTAATATTTCTTTTAATTGCACATCTAGTTTAGATGATTCTGGCGCAGGAATAGTTTCAACACCTTTACCACCATTGTTAAATAATTTTATTAAAAGTTTTCTCCACGCATGTTTAGGAACTGGCATCATTGGCATACCTATTTGATTCATGCATGCTAAAGAAAATTTTTCTGGATCGTGCAATGTTGCATCGTCTACTTCTACTGTTTCTCCATCTAAAGAAACAAAATAAATAGGAGGATCAGATTCATATTTTTTTATTTGAGTTATTTCTGGTGTAGGTCCATCATCGCCTACTCCAAATTCTTTCATTGAACATTTTTTAGCATCACAAAAACTGTGTATGGGTTCATCTTTACATTTATATTTGTATTCTTTACCATTCAAAGATTCAATTAAAGTATTTATTTCTGTTGTATCTAATGGTGGTGTCATAAATTCTTTATTATAAGTAAACATATGACTTTGCCATTCGTCTTTATCTGGGTATCTTTTTTTTAAATAAACTCCTACGTTATACATACAGTTATTTCTTTGACCATTTGGAACTCCGTCACCCAATAAAGTTACTAAACATGGCGGCATACCTTTAAAATAATCATTGCCTTCTTTGTCATTTGCTATTTTTAAATTTTTTAAATCTTCTAAAGACAATGCTTTTTCCTTATGTATTTTAAAAAATTCATTTAATTTTAAAGCTTCTCCTTTTTCATCATACGCAAATCTCATAGTGCGATCTTCGCCATGATAAGGTAAGTTTAAAAAACTTCCTGTGTCTCCCCTATCTACTCTTATGTAATCTTGTTTTGGAAATATTTCTGCGTTTGCAAATCCTAATGTTGAAGCTATAAGTTTAAGTTTAAGTCTCATAATAGTAGCTGGAACGTATTCGTTTGTAAATAAACACGCATGACCTCCACCAGACTTAGACCTAAAAAGAATTATTGGTATGTTTTTTGATTTTAATTGATTTAAAAATTTTTTATGATTAAAAGGGTAAGTATCTATATCTATACATCCCCACCTACATTTATTTTCTTTATTAATTGGAACAATTCCTAATCCAGGATCAACTCCTTCTAAATGTTTTTTCCATATATCTATTTTAGGGGGTTGATTAACTGTATAAGATTTAGTTTTATGTTTTCCTCTTTCATCAAACTGATCTGTTTTTATGGTTTGACCGTAAGCAGAGTCTAATCCTTCAAATATATCCTTAAAAATTTTTACTTTATCTATCATACGCTCTCTGTGGCATAGGCGGCTTCCGTCTCCATCAGCCGCCTACTATTCACACTATTTGCTAGCTAAACTAGTGTAAAACTTTTTAGCTCGCTCATATAAAGCTGGTTCTTCAACAGGACCAATTTTAGTGACATTAAAACCATACCATTGGTTTCCTTTGCCTGAGTTTAAAACAGAGGTTATTTTATATTTATGACTGAAAGATGGCGGTGTATATGGGCCATTTTTTCCATCAAGAGTAATGGACATCATCATTGAGTTCCATTTTCTGCTTACTTTACCTTGAGATGAACTCATAGATATTAAAGCATTTTCTGTGGAATTACCGTCTCTAATTAAAACGTAATGCTGTCCAACAGTTTGGATATAATGACCATTTTCCAATCTATCTTTACCATTTTCGTTTTTAGTTTTTGAAAGTATGTCAGAATTAGCATCAAAAATGTTTTCAGGTCTACCTGAACCTGTTCCAAAATCTGCCCATTCCTGGTACTCCAATTTATAATAGCAAGGTACAACTTCCATACCTTTTGTTCCATCATACAGTTTTTTAGTAACTGTATTTAAAAACATTCCTGGTTCTGCACCCTCAACATAATTTTGATTACGTTTTTGCGCTTCTCCAGAGCTATTTTGTAAAAGTTTTATGATAGGTAAAGCCAAACTTGTTGTGTTTACCTTCTCAAAACCTGCGTGAGCATCACCTTCATACAAAGCTGTAGATGGTAGTGCCCCTTCTTTTTTTATTGTTACATTGTTTTCCATGTTTCTAGTTTCTCCTTGTTATTTTTGTACTGTTACCCGCGTAAGTTTTAAAAAGATCAGAGGGCATCTCTTGTCCAGCTTCAAGACGCTCCCTGACCACTGCTTTGAGTGTCTGGGGATGAACACCAATTTTCTGGACTGGTTCAAAACCCTGACCTCGTGCAAGGACAGCATATTGCTGTGCCTTGTTATCTTCGCCACGACCAAAGGTAACGGTAACATCATTTTTAATGATGTCACCTAGGCCGTTATTTCGAAGCCATGTAAAAGCTTTCTCCTGATTATCAGGAGTAATAGATGCACCGTAAATTTTTTTAATCTCTACAGATTCTCCATCTTTAAGCTTTAATTTTGTAATATGCATTTCTTCCATCATTTGTGGAACTTCTATGCCTGAAATATATTTAGCTTTTTCTTTCAATTTAGATAAACTTTCTTCTGCGTTATCTATTTCATCTTCTAAATTTTTTAATTCTATAACTTTATCAGATAAAGTTTTAGCTGCATCTGTTTGTGTTACAGATTGTACTCGATCTTCTTCATAATCAATCATCTATTTTTCCTTTCTCGTGTATATTAATTTCTAATGGATAATACATTTGTTCTTGTCTGTCCCACTTTAAAAGATTAAATTTTCCTCCGTTCATGTCCGATACAATTGAACATGCAATACCAATTACAGATGGATCACCTGATAATAATAAATAATCTTTAGAATTGTAATCTTTTAACAAACGTCTTAGTTCAAAAATTATAGGCCCTGGACTCATAATAATTTGTGTATTTTCTTTTAACAAAACTTTAAGCTTACCATATTTTTGAGCACCTATAATATTATATTTAGGACGCCCAATTCTTGTCCCTGGTAATTCTTGTAATACATAAACTATACTTTCTTTAACGCTCGTAATTTTTTCGTATTCCATAAATAACTTTCTTGACAAGCATATAAACAATATTATATAAGAAGTCAAGAAAGAAAAGTGATGAATTATAAATTTAAAACAAAACCATATGCGCATCAATTAAAAGCGTTAGAAATGTCATGGAATAAGGAAATATTTGCTTATTTTATGGAAATGGGTACCGGTAAATCTAAAGTGCTTATAGATAATATTTCTATGCTTTATGATAAGGGTAAAATTAATGCTGCCTTAATTATAGCGCCAAAAGGTGTTTATAAAAATTGGTATGACTCTGAAATACCTACACATATGGTAGACCATATTGATAAAAAAGTGGTTTTATGGCAAGCATTAATTAATAAAACACAACAATCTAAATTAGACACATTATTTAAAACAGGAGTAGATTTACGTATATTAGTTATGAACGTTGAAGCTTTCTCAACTAAAAAGGGATTAGAATTTGCTAAAAAATTTTTAAATTGTAGTAGTGCAATGGTAGCAATAGATGAATCTACAACTATTAAAAATCCAGGAGCTAAAAGAACTAAAGCTATATTATCTTTGTCTAAAATGGCTAAATATAGAAGAATATTAACTGGATCACCTGTAACAAAATCACCGTTAGATCTGTATACTCAATGTTTTTTCTTAGATTCTTTTTTGTTAGACCATTCTTCTTATTATTCTTTTAGAACTAGATATGCTTTAATGAGAACAGCTAATTTTGGTGGTAGATCAGTACAAATAGTTGTTGGATACAGAAATTTAAGTGAATTATCAGAAAAATTAAAACCTTTTTCATATAGAGTATTAAAAGATGATTGTTTGGACCTACCTAAAAAGACTTTTATGAAAAGAATAGTACAATTAAGCTCTGATCAACTTAAAATATACGATCAAATGCGTAAAACTGCGCTTGCTACATTAAATGGTAAAATGATTACAACAGCTACAGCATTAACTCAATTAATGAGACTGCAGCAAATTACTTGCGGCCATTTTAAAGCTGATGATGGTACAACTCAAGATATTCCTAATAATCGTATAAGTGAATTAATTGATATACTGTACGAAATTGAAGGAAAAGTTGTTATTTGGGCCCATTGGCAAAGAGATGTTAATTTAATTATTAAGGAAGTTACTAAAGAATTTGGAGAAGGTTGTTGTGTTGATTATTATGGGCTTACACCTGAAGAAGATAGACAATCTAACATTAAAAAATTTCAAGAAGATGAAAAAGTAAGATTTTTTATAGGAACTACTCAAACTGGTGGTTATGGTATTACATTAACCGCAGCCAGTAATATGATTTACTATTCTAATGGTTACGATTTAGAAAAAAGAAAACAATCAGAGGCTCGAATAGATAGAATAGGTCAAACTAAACCAATGACTTATATTGATATTCTTGCAGAAGACACCATTGATGAAAAAATTGTGTTAGCTCTTCGTAAAAAAATTAATATTGCAACTCAAATCATGGGTGAAGAGTTAACTGATTGGATATAGGAAATTATGGGACTTACGCGTAACGCGCTCAAATTTTTGTAATTAACATAACGATAAGACTTGCCATGCCGGCAATTAACGTACCAACTGAAACTAATAAAATACTTTCTACTCTATTAATTTGATTTTCTAATTTTAAAATTTTATCGTGAGTTTGCTTTTGCATAATTCTGCAAAGTTTTTCGTGTGATTCTATTTTTTGTAATGCGTTATCTTTTGGCATGTTTACCTACCCAATAGCAAATTGGTTCAAGAACTTTTCTATATACTCTACCTAATAAGTGCACCTTGCCTCTCGCTTCTTGTCTAATATCAATAGTTCTATGAACTGCAATGTGTTCTAATGTTTTCTTTAATAGTTTATTTGTTTTAGATAGTCTTACTAATGGTAAAAATATTTTATGGTATCCTATTTGATATTCTGGTGCTAAGTTTTTAGATTGTCTTAGCCAAATTTTATTTCTAAATGATCCAAAGCCGTATGAGTCGTTCATCATAGTACAAACGATCTTGCCGCCACCGCCGCCACCGCCGCCGCCACCTTGATTTGAAGGTTCGCTAAATCCTGCATCAGAACTTACTTCTCCTACGTCAGGTGAACCTAAACCACTTTGTACACCTCCTTCTCCTCCTCCGTAAGGATCTCCTGATCCTTGTGGTGATTCAGTTGGCCCTGTATCTCGACCATCACCTCGTCCTCTGTCAGGTATTTCTTGAGGTGTTGGGCTTGGTGCGTCTCTTGTTTGACCTATTCCTGAATAAATATCCGAAAGTTCTTCTAGACCCTCTTTTCTTGCTTCTGCCGCTTCTTCTGCTGCTCTATCACCTTCATCAGTGCCTTCCATATCATAATCTATGGCTGTTTTATTTTTGTCTATCTGTTTTTCAAAATTTGATAAGTCCTTATACTTATCTACTAAATTAGTTACTTTTCCCATTATTTCATTGTATCCTTTAGTTCCTGTATAAGTTCCTTCTGCTATTTGATTTAATTCTGATTTTGTAAATCCATATTTTTCTGATAAAGTATTACCCACATCATTTTTTACATCTGCTGTTGACTGTTCAATACCTTTTCCAAATGTACTATCAACAGCATATCCAGCCATTGGTCCACCTGTAAGTCTACCTATGTCATCCATTCCATATTGTTCACCAAGTTTATCAGACATTTCAGAACGTCCACCTTCAGGTAAAGCTTGTAAAGCTGTTCCTAAAAAAGCACCTATAGGTCCAAATATACTCTTACCTAAATAATTAATTGCACCCGTTGCTAAAGTTTTACCAACATCTATTTGTGTTTCTCCAAAATCCACAATATTCTCAAATCCTTCTCTTACTTTACCACCTAATGCAACTAAGTTATCTGTTAATTCTCCAACTGCTTCTGTTCCTTTACCTTTAACATTTTCAAATGCAGAGTTTATTTGACTTCCTAATGTTGTGGCTGGTTCTGTAAAAGTCTGACCTAGTACTGCATTTTGATCAGCGATAGTTCTTGGTGTTTGATAAGGCACTCCTGTATTAGGATTGACACCATAAGGTGCGTCTAAAGCTCCTGACATATAATCCATGCTATCACCTGTGTCACCTAGCATTTCAGGTTTTCCTGCTGTAAGCGCTGGTTCTGAATCTAAAAAATTTTCTATATCTATTTCACTAGTATCCATTTTATTTAAAGTTGGACTTGCTAAAGTTTGTGGTTCGTAAGGATTTAAAATACTTGGAGGTGCTACTGCTGTAGTTACATCAGAATAATCTGGTGCTGTATCTATACCTGTGTAAGCAGGGTCTTGTGTAAATGCTTCTTTAACAGTCATAGTATCTATGTTTATAGGTGCGTCAATTCCAGCATCATCTTCTAGTTGATCTAAAAGATTACCTCCACCTCCACCGCCTGTAGTTATTGGTGCATCTGGTGCTTGTGCTACTGTAGTTGCAGGTATTGTTGCAGCGTCTGGTCCACCACCCGTGCCTTGTAAAAAATATTGATAAGCATCACTTACATATCTTGGATCTAGTGTTTGAACATAAGCTTCTGGTCCTAAAGCCATTGTAAAAGGACCTTCTTCTGTTTCTATACGTGATAAATAGTCTTGAGGTCCAAATGCACCACTAACATTTTGATTATTTCCTTGCAATGCATTTTTATATAAATCACTTAAAGATATTAAACCACCTAATCCTGATGTAGAAGTATTTCCTGAGTCTTCTCCTGGTCTAATTATAGCTGTTTTGTCAAATAATCCCATTACGATGTCATTCCCCTTTGTCTAAGTCTTATAGCTTTTTCTTCGTTAGAAAGCAACGCTTGTTCTGTCGGCGTCAAGCCAGTTTCCATAACATTAGTGCTTGGTAATACCTGTTGCATTAACGCTGGGTTTACATCTGGAGTTGGTGGTAAAGGCACTTGAGTTTGTCCTTTTAATTGCTCAGGCTGAGTATATTCTTCCATTTCAAAATCAAAATTATCATCTAAAGTAATTTTTTTTAATTCATTTCTTACTAAACGTAAACTAGCTAACAAACTATTAATTTGATTTTCTGTAATAAAGCCTCCTGAACCTTGTGCAAGTCCTACTCTTCCACCTTGATTAAAACTTTCACCTAAACCTAAGTCACCATATTCTCTTTGCAATGCTCTTAAGTCAGTTTGAGCAAGTCTAAATGCACTTGGGTCACCTAAATTTTTAGCTATCTCTCTAAATCTAGCTATAATTTCTTTAGATGGAAAGTAAGGATCGAATTTTCCTCTTTGCAATCTTCCAAAAGCATCCATACTTATTTGTCTATCTCTAAATTCTTTTCTTAAAGTTGGATTGTTAACTCCTAAAACATTTGCAGCGCTAATATTTTTAAACATTTCTCGTTGAACATTAAATCTTGCACGGTTTGAAGCTATATATCTATTTATAACATCGTCTTCATCAATTGGACCGCCTCTTAGTAATCCAAAGAAACCACCTGTAAATTCTCTTCTAGCATTTCTTATACCCGTTTGATATTGTGCAATCTTAAATCCCATTGCTCTTACTGGATCAACTTCAACAGGTCTTAAACCCATGAATCCAAGAATCTCATCCGGCATACCTAAAGTATCTCCTTCTAAAATTTGTCCCGTTCTGTTTGGAGTTTTAGTAAATCTTTGATAAATTCTTACACCTTGTTTGTAAGAAGGAGCTAGTGCTTCCATTAAATGAACAAATTGAATTTTTTTCTTATCTCCAAAAGCAGTTTGATCTGTATATAAAATTCTTCCATCTCTAGTTCTACCACCTCTTCCAACTATATCTCCTATAGCTTCTGTCCAAATAGATTCAGCTACAAAAGGAGAAGCTAATTCTACTACTGCATCATCTATACCTCTAGAAAAACCAGCTAAAACTGTTTCATCGTTTTGTGTGGCATCATTTATAGATAAAGCTAAATTTCTAAAAGGACGAGATACTAAATCGTATGCATTACTGTGACTAAAATCTATGTATTTTAATTCACCTGTATTGTCATCTTTAACAGGTACAAGCGTAGAATTTTTAGACCATTCAGGAACAAATTGTCTTAATGCTGCAATCTGTTCGTCAGTTACATCATAAGTCCATTTAGCCATTTCAACTGTAGCTGTTGGTACAACAGTTAAAGTTGTTGCCATACCTATTGCTCTTTGTACTCCAATGCCATACATTGGATTATTATTTTTAACTACTCGAGTAGTACCATCTTGTAATACTTCTGTAACCATAAGAGTTATATTACTACCTCTTATTTTTATACCTGATTGTGGTATGTGTTTTAATTCTTTTATTATTTGACTTCCAATATTTGAAGTAGTTCTAATTATTTCTGAAGGGAAAGACATGAAATTACCTACTGGTAATATTCTTGCAGTTCTTACAATGTCTCCAACGTATGCATAATTAGGTACAGTATTTCTTACAATGTCAGCAGCTTCTCTTTTTAAAGCATCGTCACTCATTTCTATACCAGCTTTGGCATAAGCTTTTCTTCTTCTAGACATTTCTACAAAATAATTTGTAATTTTCCAAAAATCATCTTCTGCTACATATTTACCTTGAAGCCATTTTGGGATAGCTTTGGCATAAGACATCATAGGATTTAATACAGCGTCTATGTTTGCTACATTGTCTCCAAACCCTGCAGTTTTAAATAGATTTTTCATATCACCTACTTGAACTTGTTGGTTAACGATACCTAATTCTACCATTTCCCTATATGCTTTTTCAAATTCAACATTTCTAGCACCTTTAAATACTCCTGAAATTTGAGCGCCTTCTTTAAAGGCATTTGCTAAATCTTTTGGATTAGTAAATAAAATACCATTAGCACCAGCAAAAGCACCAGCGCTCATAAAGTTTCTTATGTGAGTTGGAATAGATAAAACTGTTTTAGCTAATTGAGCTGCTCCTTTAGGAATTAATAAAAGATTTCTATATAACCAACTAGCTCCTTGCTCCACAACACTTGCTCCTTCTCTCCCTTTTGCAAAAGATGTAAGCCGAGTTTCTAGAAGATTATTAGCTAGCCCTAACCCATCTGCAATATCACTTGTTGTATATAAACCATCAAGCGGATTAACTATATCTTCACCTGCTACTTTTCCTAAACCTTTTAATTTATCCCCTACTCTAACAATATCTTTTGATTTTAAAACATAATTAGTACCAGCTTCTGCAGCTTCTCTAGACTCCCAGAAAGCTCCTCGTTCTCCATTAGCTTGTAGCTTTCTATTTGTTTCATATACTTCATCTAAAAATTTAGTTTGTCTACCAAGAGCTGATAGTTTAGTAATGGCATTAAAGATAGAAAGTCTAGGGTCTTTTACTTCACCAAATAATTCTCTAATAAATTTTGGTGGTTGACCTGTTTTTTCCATAACATCTTTTACAAACTTTCCACCAGGTGCATCTGCTAAAGTTTTTTTTACAAATTCTAAATTAGGAAGGTCTCCCGCTTTTCCAACTTTAAGTGCTTTATCCATAAGGTTATTTACTATTTGTCTTGCTTCTTGATAGTATTGCATACCATTTGGATCATACGGACCTACTCTATTTTTATCTTTTTTTGCAATCTGTGCTCTAAAAAAATTAATGGCATTAGCCATTGAGTCTCCAGCAGGTTTGTATCTATTAAAAATTCCCATAATAGGTTTATCTTCAAATATTCTATAAGTATTACCTACCATTTTTGAAACTCTGTCTTTTAAAATGTCTGTTAATTCACTTTTATTTTTACCTTGAGTTAAACCTATAAGCCTTGCAAATTCTGCTCTTGCTTCTTGTAAATTATTCATTATTTTTCCACTAGTTTCTCCAGTAACACCTAATGTTCTCATTTTATTCATTGCATTATCTACTTTTCTAGGGTCCAATAAACCTTTTGATATGTCTCCTTCAAATAATAAATCATTTAATTTTTTATAAAAATCTTTTTTTTCTTTTGGTCCTAATTTATCTAATACTTTTTGCATTTCAGGAAATGCTGCCTTTACAGATTGAGTTAAGTTTCTTACTATTCTATTAGCTTCAGCAATATCTCCAGATTTCATTCGTTCCATTACTTTTTGAGATTCAAATAATGATTTAGTAAGTTTTCCTTCAGGTGTTAACATTTGAGCTATTTTATTTACTGCTCTGTCAAATTTAGAATTACTATAAGCTAGTTCTTGACCGTGTTTTGCCAAAGCTTTACCACCTTTTGCAACAGCTCCAACAAAAGGAGTAATTAATAATCCTTCTGATGCAAACTTAAATCTATTCATTAACTTTCTAGTAGCGTCTTCTCTGCCTTCGCTATTTAATCTATCTAATTCTGTAGGTGCAGAGTCAAACATATCACCAAAAGATCCTATTTCTTCTACGTCAGCAACCATAGTTTCAGCTGCAGCTCCACCTGCAACACCTGCTGCAAATCTTACTTTGCCAGCGTTTTTATTAAGACTGTCTGCTCTCATGGCTTGCTTAACAGCGTTCTTACTATTAAGTCTAAATGATGTTCCTGCTTTTCTAGCGTCTAATGCTTTCTTTGCTAGTCTACTTCCTATTTTAAATCCAATGGTGCTTGGAACACCAATAGAAACTAATGCTTCGGTTAGTTTACCTGCTCCGTGTTGTTGTGCTAATTCATCAAATGGATTTATAAAATCAAATGCTTGCTCCACTTTACCTGCAAGATTAGTATCTAAGCCAAGGTCTATTAGTTCCGCTGCTAATGAAAATATTCCTTCAGGTACTTTAAATAAACCTGAGCCAATACCAGCAGCTCCTGCTACATACCAGGCTGTATCATTACCTTCTTCTTCAGAAATTAATGGGATAAATTCAGCCATCTAGCCCCCTATACTAACTTGTAGTCTCGGATATCTTCTTCCGTTAAAATACCTTCGCTTTTTTCTTGTTCTATAGCTTTTTGTTCATCTTGGTAAGGAGTAGAAGTCTCGGTAGAAGTTCCTGGAACAGCTGAAAAATCAATGCTGTCTACTGAATCAAATTCTAAAAAACCTAAAACACCATTTTGTTCAACTAACTGTTTAATTTTACCATCGTAAGGGTCATAAAAATATTTACCTATATCTTTTTTCATTTTAGGTAGCTGTTTTCTTTTTTGTTTCTCGTCGTTTAAATCAAATTCTATAATTCCACCTAATCTGTTGCCACCAACTTTTTGTCTTAAATCTTCTTCCATAGTTGCACGGTATGTAGCAAAACGTGTAGCTACTGGTCCAGACATACCTGCGTCAACAGCTTGGTCTAAGTATCTATTGAATAAAGTTGATTGTGGATTACTTTTAGCTCCTATCTGTTCCATTGCAAATTCTTGTTCAAGACCTATTTGTCCTGCAGTTTGTTCTAATTTACGGTCATAGTCTCTAGCTGCTCGCTGCGTTTTAAAATATTCTTCTGATGGTCCTTTAT